ATGTTCCATATCACCACAGTTACACGTGATTACTGGTTTATTTCTCGATGAAAACTCACCAATCGCGAGACCAAATGTTTCGCCGCCAAGTCTTGCGTGAATCATCGCGTCGCACGTATTAATAAATTTTGTTTTGAAAAGTGGATCTATCGTTTTATCCAAATATAGGATGTTTGGATGCTCATAAAATTTATCAGTATTCATAAATAAAAAATAGGTATTTGTGTCGGTTTGTAGAAAAGCTCGTATTGCGTCGTGAGCATCTTTTATGTTAAATTGTTCTTTTCCACCATATCTTCCATAGACAATCGCATCGTGTGGAATATTAAGAGCCGTTCTTAGATTTTCATCTGTATCCGGCAAATCGACAATATGTGGTATGACTGGAATATTCGTATTATATTTTTGATTTAAACAATGGGAAATAGAAATGTAAAAATCTCCCTCCTCAAATGTGGTTTCAAATACACAATGCTTTATAGTTTTACATTGTAACCAAATGTCTTTATTATTGAATTCAAAAGAAGATGATTCGTTACCAAATACAAGCGCATAGAAAAAATGTATATCAAACTGATTTATAATATTGGTTATTTCGGAAATATTATTTATTTCCAATACTCCAAAACGGTCTTTAAATTTGCTATATACAGACGGATCAAAATCGGTGCCTTTATTTGAATCACATACAATATACGATTTATTACCAAGTATCTCTTCATTGTATCTGGCGTAGTCATATGTCGCAACGCCCGTTCCGCGCTCGGAAAAATTGCCCATAAAAAAAATTACATTTTTTCTGTAAAATTTTCGTAAATACTTTTCATATTCATATGGAAGATTTGAATTTTGACGGAGATGAGTTTTCGTCAGGCATACATCGTTTCGTTTAAACAAATTGCATCCCGTTTCAACCGATTTTGAAATATTATCGGCACATGTATATTGGTCGAAATTGTATTCTTGATGCGAAAAATGATGAATCTTGTTTTTGATAAATTCAGTGTCTCCAAAATAAGATAGGTGCCACCCTGCGTTATGTATTTGATAGTCTGCGTGCATCCGCCGAATATCATTGCAAGATATAGTGGCTGAAATACTATTGTATAAATTGTAAGAAATTATTTTCGGCAAAATCCATTTTTCACTCGACATACTCGTTAAATTATAACAGTATAAATCCATTTCCATTGAAACATTTTGATATTGTAAATGACTTTGTAAATCGTAATTTGTGAATATGTCTTGTAATACACGAGGGTTCGGTATTTCATCCACATCTGTTATCATTATCAAATCTTCATCGCATAACTCTAATTGTTTGATACCTCTATCAATACAGTTTCGTTGATGATACTCGTTTGTCCATTGTTCTTTTTTATCAAAATCAATGTTGGGGTATTTATACGGCATATCATCAACAATAATGTGTGTGATTTTGTGCGCGAATTTTTCAAATAATTGTTTGTTTTCGTTATATATAAGTGGTTTTTCTTTTCCCACAAAAGTTCGGGTTGCCTCCACCAAAACAAACTGGTCTACTACCGAGTCTAAAATATTGAGTCGATAGTTTAACAAGTCTAGCTCATTGTAAAATATGAAGCAATCAACAATCTTCATTTATAAAAATATTTTTTGTGATATTTTTATAATATTTTTATTTCTAGATTCTTAATTATGAATATGATATAGTAATATTTTTGCTATATATCTATATTGTCGTACAAATCCATGTTGCCTTCTGAAATAACTGATTTGATTTTCTCTTTTTGCGAAGGGCACGTGCGGGCGGATTTGCGCATTAAGACGCGCATCCCGGTACGTCAAACCATACCTGGACTGGTCGATAAGTTGCTGCTAGACTATACATATACATATGATTACGATGGTAAGTATTATATATGTTTTATAAATAAATTGAATACCGATCACCAGGTTGGGTATGTCGGTAAGATGGTGGCCGGAAATTTAGTCTCATATACGTGGATTAAAACGAATTGGTTTTGAAACCGTCTACCATTTACCGCCAGTTTTCTTAACGGTAATGTTCTGCCCCTTGGCTTTCTTTTTCGCATTTGGGTCATATTCGTCCTCTTCGTCGTCGGACGCAAGATTTTTCGACAATTCCCAGAACTCTTTTGATCCCAGTTTATAATCGGGGCGGTCTTCGGCTTTGTACCAGAAGATTTGGTCGGTAATTTTATTAGATTTGGCGTTGTTCGATACGACCAAACAACTGTAATTCTCGGTGGTCTGGTCTAGAACCGAACAAAACGACTCTAATGTGGGAAACATAGAGGCAAAGTTCTCCCAAATTTTCTTACGATTTGATAAATAGTTCTCTCTTAAAATAAAAACGTAGTCAATGTTGGTACGTAGATTGGGCGGAATACCCAACGGGTATTGCATAGTGATAATAAGCATTACCTTCCAGTGTCTCAATTAATACCATTTTCATTCAGACATTTCCTTCTGAAATCATTAAATTAATGCTTTTTGAATGGGCATTACACTCTCTCGAGTGGGTTTAGACTATATCTTAAGGCATCATCGTAATTGGTTAGATTACTCAACCCCACGGGCATTTAGTCGTTGAACAATCATCATATCCTCACCGTTGAATCGGACTTAGATGACGTGCTGCGGGTTATCTCTATTTTATACCTTTTTACTATACTTTATGTGATTAACATAAACCGCGACTCTATTTCTAGGGCCGTTTAGTAGTATAAACCTACATAGAACTTACAAGTTCTAAATCGAGACGTCTCCGCAATTTGGACGTGTTGCATATAAAGGGCATATACCCTAAATACACTAGCCATTTTTTTGAAATGACTTAGGCAAACAATTCACCGTTCATGAAAAGGGCGCGCATAAGCTTATCTTTCGCCCACGTGTTATCATACAAACAATCATCCAGAATGACGAAAGTGCGCGGGTCAATTGAGCACTTCTTGTACATCTCCATCTCTTTCTGACACTGCTTCATCACTGTTCTTTGACGGCGCAGCACATTCTCGATGAGCACCGTGTTATATTCCTCGTGGATAAAAAGTTTCGGTACGAGTTTCCCGTAGAAACCGTTTCCGGCTTCTGTGCCTGATATGACGGTGCCGATGGGGACGTCCTGATGAAAATAGAGCAAATCTTTTACCAAAAAGGTTTTACCGGTATCACGTCTCCCGATGAGAACAATGACTGGACCCTTGTTTTCTTTCGGGTCAAACACAATACTTCGCATATCAAATTTTTTTAATTCTAAAGTCATTGGAACCGAATATATCTTGTTTATAGAAATAAAACGGTCAGAACAAACGAAATGAGTTCATTAGTCCAATATTTTATAGTTTAGGTAAATTATAAAACACGCCTGATGTCCGATAAAAACAATTCAACAACACATAAATTCCAAATCGGCTATAAGAAACTGAAAAAACTTGACTTGTCTAAAATGGAAGAGCAATATGTAAATGAAGACCCCGGTGTGGATTACAATCCGTTTAGGATTAGCGACCTACAAGCATACAATCCAATTTATAATCGGTTTTTCCAGATGGACGAAACGAACTACAATATGATTACGTTGAACAATCGTTGTTTAGCAAATGATCTGAAAACGGTCTATTCCGAGAACGGGAAAATAGAGAAAAATATCCATATCAAATATTCACCTCTATTGAATCCCATCCATTTCTTAATTGGAAAATACGATTTAAACAGTGCCGTTTATAAAACTCTCCCTAAATACGACTCCGACACAAAAACGTGCATGGCTAAGAACCTGGACGAGAACAACAGTTCATACACAGACGCATTTTTCTCATATTTGTCTAGTATGTTGTCGGAGACACACGGGTGGATCCACGGTGTAGAATATTACGGCTCGTATCTGGGAATCCAGCAGAAGTTCAAAATGGATATAATGGACGACTTCGACTATGTGAACGACACTCCGTATTTCCTAGACAATATTGGAAAGCGGTTTGATATTGATGAAAATGTGAAAATGCTTTTAAACGACGGGAATCCGGGTAGTGGATCGCGAAACAACCGTATAAAGATAAATATTGCGAATGACTCTGATAATATTGATTTGGATATAGACAATGTAGAGGCAATCCTTGATATTGAAAATGTAGTGAATGATGATACGCCGGTATTGATTGAAGACATTGCGATTCCGGAAGAACAAGGCGTCGCACTAAATACACGCGGTGATGACGATGACTCGTCTAATACATCTGGCTCTGAATCGGGGTCCGACGTATGGGAAACTGAATCAGATGCGTCCGAAGACAAAGAATCGGATGAAGAATCAGAATCGGAATCAGAATCGGAATTGGAATCGGATACGTCCGATAATGAAGAACAAAAGCTGTTTTGTTATCTTCACGAATTTCCAGTTCAACTTATTTTTCAAGAAAAATGCACAGATACATTGGATAGTCTTCTAATGCACAAACGCATCACCAACGACGAACTTACCAGCGCAATGTTCCAAACAATAATGATTTTGATCGCATACCAGAAGGCTTTTGATTTCACACACAACGACCTACATACCAACAACATCATGTATATTGAGACTGACGAACCCTACCTATATTACTGCTATGAAAACACGCATTATAAGGTGCCTACATACGGTCGTATTTTCAAGCTCATCGATTTCGGTCGTGCGATTTATCGGTTCAACGGTAAACTCTTTTGTAGCGACAGTTTCGCACCAAACAACGACGCACACACACAATATAATTGCGAACCCTATATGAACGAGAACAAACCACGCATCGATCCAAACCCAAGTTTTGATTTGACGCGACTCGGCTGCTCCATTTATGATTTCATATTTGAAGATTTTGAGCCAGGTGAAAACATTCCGGAAATACATAAGATTATTTGGGAGTGGTGCCTAGATGACTCTGGTAAAAGTGTGGTTTATAAGAAAACTGGTCAGGAGCGATATCCCGGATTCAAATTGTATAAGATGATTGCCCGAGCGGTTCACAAACACGTTCCGAAAGAGCAACTGAAACGACCTCTATTTGCGGCATTCAAAGACGTTGCGAATCCGGCAGCATTCAACGTGGATTTAATGCCGCGATACATGGTTGCTTCTACCGATAAATAAACAATCTTGAAAGGTGTATAAATATATAGATATGTATTAGACAATATGAAAACCATAGACCATATTCTCTATATAAATATGGACAATCGTCCAGATCGTAAGAAAACAATCGAGTCCGAGCTTACCCGGTTTGGCGCCCAACCTGACGCGGTAACCCGGTTTGCAGCATGTAGTTATAATGGTTGTCCCAACAGTGGGTGTTTACTTAGTCACGCAAATTCGCTCGAATTTGCCTACAATATGGGGTATGAAAACGTCTTAATCTTAGAGGATGATTTTATATTTATTGATGACATCGATAAGGTTGTCGGAGACATCAGTGAGTTTTTCAAAATGGTAGATGCGGGATTTGAATGGGATGTTGTTATGCTTACCACGTGTGCGGCGCAGGTAAGTGAATATACAAACGATATTATTTCGCGGATTTCGTCGTCGGGGAATGGTGCGGCATATTTGGTGAATCGTAATATGATGATACCGCTTAGCACACTTTTCAAGGAAAATGTGGATAACCTCTACTATACAAAACAACATTGGGTTTATCAAAATGATATTTTGTGGAAATCGATTATGCCGAAGTCACGATGGTATATGTTTAACCAATATCTGGGATATCAGCAAGGTGGATATAGCGATTTATCGCAAGATCAGAAAATCGCCATCATTCCGCAAGTGATAGATGCTCTAAAGTGATTGGATCACCTTAAAATTCACATGTAAGCAAAAACGCGCCTTCTTTATTTTCTTTATTCGCGAGAGCATATTCGCTGACTGTGCGCTCAAAGAAATTGGATTTGGAATCAATGCTTATTAATTCCATAAAATCAAGAGGGTTCACGCTTCCGTAAATCTTGTCGATTCCAAGCTGAAGACACAACCGGTCGCCGACAAACTGGATATACTGAACCATCATATTCGCATTCATTCCAATAAGACGGCACGGCAATGCCTCGGTAATAAACTCCTTCTCGATTTCAACTGCCTCGCGTATGATTTCCATAATACGCTCTTTGCCTAATCTTGTCTGCAATTTTGAATAAATCATAATCGCAAACTCCGTGTGTAACGCCTCGTCACGACTGATAAACTCATTCGACAGGGTGAGTCCAGGCATTAAACCACGCTTCTTAATCCAATAAATAGAGGCGAAACTGCTACTGAAAAAGATACCCTCTACGCAGGCAAACGCAACCAACCGCGTCGCAAACGTCTCCGCCGATTGTGAATCTGTCCCATACCCTATCCATTTGCGTGCCCAATTTGCCTTCTTGGCGATACACGGAAAGTTATTGATTGCTTGGAACAATTTGGTCTTCTGATCATTGTTGCGAATATAAGTCTCAATTAAAATACTGTACATTTCGGAATGAATGTTTTCCATCGCAATTTGGAACCCGTAGAATGCCCGCGCTTCTGCTAGTTGGACATCGCTCATAAATCGCGTCGCCAAATTCTCCATTACAATTCCATCACTTGCCGCGAAGAACGCCAATACCATTGATATGAAATATTTCTCGTCCTCATTCATCTTAGCCCAGTCACCAAGATCTTTGGAGACATCGATTTCTTCGGCGCGCCAAAAACTATCTACCTGCTTCTTGTACATCTTCCATATGTCCTGGTCTTTGATAGGGAACATCACGTAACGAGCGTTGTCTTCTTGCAAAAGTGGGTCTTGGGTATTCATTCCTAAATAATATATTAGGTATATTTTATGTTTGTTTACAAAGTCGTTTTCCCTGGTTAAACGCCGAAATTCAAACGCACCTGTAAAAACATACGTAAATGATGGGGGTAAAAAAATGGGGCACCATTATAAATGATGGATTTAAGCAAAATAAACATAGACATGAAGACATTTCAAAAAATGATTTTCATATACAATTCAATCGAGGACGGCTGGGACGTAAAGAAAAACGGCGATCAGTATGTGTTTTTGAAACCACACGAGGGAAAAAAAGACGTTTACACCGACGAGTATTTAGATAAATTCATAGGACGCAATTTTGATATGTCTCATATTATGTCGAATCAAAGAAAAGCGTAATTATTTCTACAGCCTCTATATTCTCTTTTTGCAATACCCTATTTATTTGGTGATTTATTTCTTTTTCCAAAAGAGGGAGCCGCGTATAAAGCATTGGATTGTAGGATCGAGTTTTAACCATGTATTTGTCGGGATTAAATCGGATAAAAATGAGTTTCTGATTATCAACCGGCGGGGGCGGCGGATCCGACTGATTTTTTATAACCTCGATACACAATGTTGTATTATCAATACATATACGATTGTCTATGCGGGTTGTCCCAAACCACAAGGGCGTCGGATGCGCAAATCCGTCAAAATAGCAATGAATAAATTCGTTGATTGCTATTTCTTTGGTCTTACATCGAGTTTGGAAGGTTAGCGGATCATCATCAAAAATCCGGATATAACAATTTGAACAATATCCCTTGAAATTTTTGGAGCCGGATGTAGAGGCACACTCATCGCCTCTACATTTTGTATTAGATAATTCTGGCTGGTTTGAGTTGGAATGGACTGAACAATATGCGCCTCCTATTTTAGACCGCGTCCTACAGTTCTCATATTTACAAAGTGTCGGCATATATGTCCTAAAGATATAAAAGTCGGGACATAACCAAATAATAATAACACTCAATTATGCTGTATAGAATAATAGTGTAGTATTTTATTTTATATTTTAATTCTGATTTTTTCCTAGAAGAATGTAGAGGAGTTATAGTTAATCGACATTTATGACCGCGTTTTAATCCGCGGATTCTGCGGTCAACTTTAGAAAAAATTATATTTTAGGAATATATAAAAACAATGGGAGGAGCTCTTTTACAGTTAGTCGCCTACGGCGCCCAAGATATTTTCCTTACTGGAAACCCCGAGATCACTTACTGG